CCTGTAGTAACATTATCTGCATCCAACAGTGCAATTCAAGTTGGTCAGATTGTGACAGGAACAGGAATACCTCTTGGCACTTATGTTTTAACCGTATTTGGAACTGCTCTTACTTTAAGTCAAAATGCTACAGCTAGTGGAAGTACTACTCTTACCTTTACTACCTCTTATCCTGGGACTACTGTTTCAGGTGCTGTTTTCGTAGATGGGTACTATGTTGTTGGAACTCCTGCAGGGTTGTTATACAACTCTAACGTAGAAGACCCAACTACATGGCAAGCAATTAACTACATTGGAGTCGTATCCGATGCAGACCCACTTGTAGCTATTGGTCGAACAATTAACTACATTGTTACTTTTGGTTCCCACCACATGGAGTTTTTCTATGATGCAGGAACTTCGCCAGGTAGCCCATTCTTACCCTACCAAAACGCTGTAATTCAGTTTGGTATTGCAGCCGAAGATTCTTTGGTGCAGATGGACAATACTTTAATTTGGATGTCTACTGCTAGACAAAAGGGTTATCAAGTAATGGCTATGGCTGGTCAGACTCCACAAGTCATTTCAAACCAATACATTGAACGCATTCTGAATCGTTGTAATCCAGACTATGCTTATGCCTCCAGTATTAAGATTTCAGGCCATTCACTTTACGTACTAACCTTGAGAGACTTAGGGTATACCCTAGTATATGACTTTGCTCAAAATGGTTGGACATATTGGTCTTCTATGGAGAATAACCAAGAGACTTACTTCCTTGGACAGTTCTATGCCAAATTTGGTACTTTAGACCTTCTACAACACGTCAATTCAGGCGTTATTTATCAGTTTGACCCTAACACCTACCAAGACTATGGAAACCCTATAAACGTGTTTACAAGGACTCCTTTGGTCGATGGTGGCACCAATTTACGTAAGTTTTGGAGAAGCGTCCAAATCGTCGGAGATAAGGTCGATTCCTATGCTTTAGTCCGGTATACCTCAGACGACTATCAGACATATTCTGCGTGGCAGAACGTTAACCTTAATACCTCTAAATCCGAAGTCCATAGACTAGGGCAGGGTCGTAGACGCTCTTTTGACCTTTTACATCAAGATAATGTACCCTTGAGGCTTGAATACTTTGAAGTGGATGTCGAATCGGGGGATACATGATTGAGTACAAAGAAGAAACTTACGACCAAGTTATTGACGAAATTAAACCATTACTTGAAGACCATTGGGAAGAAATAGCCCTACATAAGGATACTATTAAATTAAACCCTGATTACGACAGATATGAAAAGATGTTCAAATCAGGTCAAATGAGGATAGTAACCGCTAGAGATGATGGGAAATTGGTAGGATATTGCATATTATTGCTATACCATCATATCCATTATAAAGACCAATTTATGGCTATGGATGACATTTTTTTCATTGCCAAAGATTATCGTAAGGGCTTGACAGGTGTAAAATTGTTCATTAAGACCGAAGAGATAATGAAGCAGTACGGAGTTAAAAAGCTGTCCATGAATGTAAAAGTACATCAGGACGTAGGGCCAATATTTGAACGTTTAGGATATAAAGAGACTGAGCGTATGTTTACTAAGATGATAGGATAGATTATGGGTGGAGCAGTCGCCGCAGTTGGAGAAGCATTCGGAGGTGCAGCAGCAGTAGATGCTGGTGTAGCCGCAGCAGATGTCACAGCAACCGCAGCAGTTGATGCAGGAGTCGCTACCGCAGCAGACGTTGCAGCAGGTTCCGCTAGTGTTGGTGATGCCTTAGCCGCAGGTGCTACCACTGCAGATTTGGTTTCCGCAGGAGTCCCCGTTGCTGATTTATTGTCAGCAGGTGTATCTGCAGGTGATTTGACGGCAGCAGGAGTAACGGCAGAGCAATTAGCCGCAGCAACCCCCGCATTAGAAACCGCAGCAGCAGGTGCTGAGTCTGTACCATTCCAACTGGCTGACGGGACTATGGGTTCTATTCAAGGTGGTAATATCCTTGATGCAGCAGGTAATGTAGTTGCTAAAGGTGGCGTAGGTACAACTTTAGGCGATTTAGCTGGATATGCTAAGACTGGTGCTCAACTTATTGGTGGTATCGGACAGTTAGGTCAAGCAGGTGCATTACTTACTGGTGCTGGAGCAACTAAACCTGGTGTAGCAGACCCATACGCAGCATATCGTCCACAAGCCGCAGCACAACTACAAAACTTGCTAACAAATCCTAGTACCATTACTACAACTCCAGGTTATCAATTTAACCTTCAACAAGGTCTCCAAGCTCAACAAGCTCAACAAGCTGCACAGGGTAGTTTAGTATCAGGCGGTGGATTGTTGCAAGCTCAACAGTTTGGTCAACAGTATGCTACTTCTAGTTTACAGCAACAACAAGCATTACTTTCTCAGTTATCTGGTGCTACTCAAGCCCCTGCGGGTGCGGCACAAGTTCAACAAGGACTCAATTTCGGACAAGCAGGAGCACAAGCATTAGGATTGCAAGGATTGGCTAGTGGTGCAGCAAACGTAATTAATCCATTAGCAACCCTATACGCACAATACAATAACCCTTCTCCTTCGGTGTCGTAATATGGCAAGTCTTTCAGAATTAGCTAGTGTATTGCAAACAAGTCCTGCTCAAGCATTTAGGCAGGAAGATACTGCATACCAACAATACCAATTACAACAACAAGCATTACAGCAAGCCAAGCAAGATATGGCTCCTCAACCTTTATCGGGTATGACGGGTGCTGGCACTGTAGGCGGTAAAGCACAACCGTTAGGTGCCATGGCTGGCAATATGGTAGGCCCACAATATAAGTTGACAACTGCTGATGGTGATTTAACAGCTTCGGGATTGGTTAACCAAACATTGATTACTTCTCAAACAGAAGCTATGCAAGCTCAAAAAGCACTTACAGAAGCTAATTATTACAATGCTATTGGAAAACCTGAATTAGCTGAAAAGTCTAAAGAGGAGGCACGTAGGCTTCAAACTAAATCTCAAGAAACTTTACAAAATGCTCAGAAATTAAAAACTGATGCTAGAGATGATTTCATGAGTGCTTTGTATCGTGCTAAAAGTCAACAAGATTATGACCAAAGATTAAAAGATGCTATAGAGCGTACTGGTGTGCCAAAACCTGAGCAGTTACCAGATGTTTGGACTCCTGAATTAAAAGACAAATTCTTAAGCAAAATGTCTCCTGTAATGAGACAAAAAACAGAAGCAGAAGACCGTGCAGAAGCAGCATCTAAGCGTGCAGCACAAGCATTAGCTGACAAAGAACGCAAAAATACCGCAGCAGACCAAAACAACTTACCAAAACAACCCGTTACAAAAGTTGTAGATGGAAAAGTTGTGCCAACGACGTTTGATGATGCACTTGCTAATCCAAAATATGGTGTAGCAACAGGAAAAGTTTCAACGGATGACAAAAAGGTGGCACGTAGGGTTAACACTGATTCACAATTAATTCTTTCTAGTTTGGATGATGTGTCTACACTTAATGAAAACGGCTCAAAGAGTGTTACAGGAACAACATTTTCAAATCTTCCAGACAAAGGATTATTGGCCGCTCCTGCCAAAGCATTGTCAAATAATATGTCTGATACCGATGCACAAATGTATGATTCAATTCTTGGGCCAGCTACTCGTGAAATGGTGCAGTTCTTAATGCCAGATTATCGACCAACTGATGCTGCATTTCAAAAGACAGAGGCAATCTACAAAGGTAGGTCTGGAGAGCCACATATTGTTCAAATTCAAAAATTGGCTAAATTGCGTCAAGACTACGAAAATGCTGGAAAATCTTATTTAGATGCTGGAATTATGAATGCAGAGCAAGCCAAAGAATTCAAGGCTAATGTGTTAAAGTCTCGCCAAATGATTCCTTATTCTGTTAAAGATGTGGTTGAATTTAAAAAGCAAATGGACTCTAATCCTGATTTGACTATAGAAGATTTCTTAAAATCAAGATATAGCGGAAAACCTACTGCATCTACCGAATCAAAAGCTGAAAAGACTAATGAAGGTGTGCCATCATTACCACAGGGAGTTCCTTCAAGTGCTCAATACAGCCCATCACAAAAAAAGTGGTGGTGGCAAGAAAACGGACAATGGAAATCACAATAAATGGCAAACCCCCCATCCGATTTGTTTTCTCCACCTTCTGATTTAATTAGTGCTGGAAGTCCTCCCAAAGATTTAGTATCTCCTCCAAGTGATTTGGTTGGCGGTCAAGAGCCCACCCAAAAATATGCCGATGTTATTGGTTTGACCAAACCAGTTGAAACAGAAGGTGGTGCAGCATTAATGGCACCCACTTCTAAACGTAAAGATGTACCTTTGGCTCAGCAACCATTTGGTTGGGATAAGTCTAAAATGGGTTCAGTTCATTTAAAAGAGTATGGTTCTAACATTTCTAGAGGTGCGGCTACTGGTGGAGCAATAGGCGGTGTTATTGGTGGTTTTACTGGCCCAGGTGCTTTAGCTACCGCCACAGGTGGGGCAATAATGGGTGCTGCATCTGGTTTGGCTGAATCTGTTGCTAAAGACCTTGGGTATGGTACTGGGACACAAACTCTTGCTGGATTGGCTACTGGTATGCCAGCACCAGTTAAAAATACTGTAGATTTTTTAGTTAAATCTAAATTGGCAAGTTCAGTATTTAACAAAGCCGAAGATATTGCATTAAGTTTAATTCCAAAATATGGCACTGTTCGTAAAATAGCATCTGTTTTTCCCAAGAGCGAACCAACCATTTCAGGGCGTGAAGCACAAAATGCACTTGGAGTAGAAGCTAAAACTATTGGAGTTGGTGGTAATGATTTTCGTCAAGCTGCCAAAGCCGAAATTGAAGCAGAACATGGACCTGGCACTACTGGCAAAGGAATGTATGAAAAAGCAAAAGAAGCCTATGATTCGACCGGTGCTAAGTTTTTAGAATCGGAACAGTACAAAAACTTAATCAACAAATTACCTGAAGGCACTAAAGCCGCACAAGAGGCTAGGCTTAAATCATTTTTTACAAATGAACAGGGTATGCCAGAAACTGGTGATGTCATTATTAATAAATTAAAAAGTCCTCAATTTAATGCTCTTAGCAAAAAAGAAAAGGATGCTGTACGTAATACATTCAATGATTATCTTGAAAAAACTACTGGTACTAGAGCAGAAGAAAATGCTCGCAAAGTATTTGAAAAGGAACGTGTTGCTCAAGCAAAGGATGAATTGCCATTTTATTTTGAAAAGGGCAATGCTACTGAAATTAATAAACAAATATTTAACTATGCAAAAGATGCTGACGGTGCAAAAATGTTTAAGCAGGAGTTTGCAAGTTACTTATCTGGTAGAAAAGTGTCTGAAGCTAAAAAACTATGGGGTGATATTGCCGATAGTGTTCGTGCAGCACTTATTAAAGACCCAGTAGAATTTCAAAAAATTAGTGACATTATAAATAATGCACAGACTCAAAAAGATTTATCCCGTGCTAAAACTTTAATTATTAAATCAACTTATGGTGCTTATGAAGCACAAAGAAAGAAAAAATAATGCCACTCAAAAAAGGTAGTTCACAAAAGACCGTTGGTTCTAATATTAAGAAGCTCAAGAGCGAGGGATACCCACAAAAACAATCTGTGGCTATTGCTCTTTCTAAGGCTGGTAAATCTAAAAAACAATTGCCTAAAAAGAAGATGAGCTAATGTTTATTCTTTTAATTGACCCTGCTGGTGCTTTAGTTGACTTTGGTGTTCGTTGTATTGCAGAAGGACACACCGTTAAGCAATATATTCGCCCACATGGTCAAGAGCGTTCTAAGATTGGTAAGGGCATTATTGACCAAGTCTTAAATTGGGAACTGTACATTAAACAAGCGGACTTAATTGTTTTGTCAGACAACGCATTTGAGATGCGTAAATTGGAGAAATACCACGAAGAGGGTTATCCAATCATCGGGACAAACCAATTGGGTGCCAAGATGGAACTAGACCGTGATTATGGTCAAGAGATTATGCGTAAGGGTGGACTAGCAGTAGTTCCTTCTTTTGAGTTCCATGACTACAACTCTGCCATAGACTTTGTTAAGGCTAACCCTAAGCGGTATGTATCTAAACCATCTGGTGACGCTGACAAAGCTTTATCCTATGTTTCCAAATCTCCTGCTGATATGGTATTTATGTTGCAGCGTTGGAAGACTAGCGGTAAACAACGGGACTTTATTCTCCAAGAGTTTGTGCCAGGCATTGAATTTGGTGTAGGTGCTTGGATTGGGCCTAACGGATTTAACAAAAACGTTGCAGAAGGCTTTGAGCACAAGAAGCTCATGTCCGGCAACTATGGCTGTAATACAGGGGAGCAGGGTACCGTTTTGAAATACTGCACAGAATCTAACCTGTTTAATGACACCCTAAAACGCTTTGAAGACTACCTTTGCTATATCGGTCATACAGGATTTGTAGACCTAGCCTTCATTATTGATGAAAAGGGTGAGCCACGCCCCCTAGAGTGGACTATGCGTAAAGGGTGGCCTTTCTTTAACATTCAACAAGCCGTCCATAAAGGCTCTGTTGTCGATTGGATGGTGGACTTAATCAATGGCAAAGATTCTCTCAAAGTTAGCTACGACGTTGCTACTGGTATCGTTATCCCTATTGGGGATTACCCTAGGTCTAAGACTACTGGACGTGACCATTCTGGATTTCCTATCTATGGTTTACCCGACGAGTTATCAAAAGATTTTGCCTTATGCGAGGTAATGGTTGGGAATGCCCCTCAGAACGACGAGAACGGCATTGTAGAGCGTCCAAGCCTAGTGACGGCAGGTGACTATGTACTCGTGGCAAACGGGGTAGGAAAGACCGTTAAACAAGCCTGTGAGCGTGCCTACAAAAATGTCAAGAAAATTGAGATTCCTGACTGTATTAACGTACGAGATGACATTGGTGAAGGCATGGAAGAGGCTATTCCTGCCCTACAGAAGTATGGATATGCCGAAAACTGGTGTTATGAAGAGTCAGATGACGAATAATGGCAAAGTTAGCACCTCCACCTCCTACTAACCAAGACGTATCTTCCAGACAGTTCCGTGACTGGTTCTATAGCGTTTTCCAATTTATTAACCAGCAAACTGGTACCTTGGGAACAATGGCTTATGAGAATGCCAACTCTGTAGCAATTACAGGGGGTTCGATTGGTGGTGTAGGAATTACAGGTTCTACCATCAACAATACCCCGATTGGTAACACCACACCCTCTACTATTTCAGGCACAACTATATCTGCTACAAGTCAATTTAATGGCTCTGGTGCAGGTCTAATAAATATTCCCTATACAGGAATTACTGGATTAGCAACAGTTGCTCATACAGGAGCTTATTCAGACCTTACAGGCAAACCTACAGGATTATCTGTCACAATTACTACTGCAAAATTAACCGTTACCGGCACTAATGGAAGCATGACCTTTACCAATGGAATTCTAACTGCACAAACCCAAGCGACCTAATTATGGCTATCAATCTAACCGATGACGAACTCGAAGAACTCGTTGAAAAAGTAACCGAAAAAGTTATTAACAATTTCTACCAAACCGTAGGCGAAGGTGTTGTCACCAAAGCTATCAAAATTATTGGCATGGGTGTAGTTGCCCTATTAATTTATCTTGCAGGTTCTGGACAACTCAATATCAAATGAAAGAAATACTGAAACAACTTCTTACCGGCAAAGATAACGAGACCCTAGACATTGGTAGGGTAACTTGGTTATTAGGTTTTATTGCCGTGATTGCTATTGCTGGTTATGAAGTTATGAATGCACAGGTTAGCTTGAGAGAGCTTGCTGAGGCATTGGGTATTGTATCTGGTGCAGGTGGAGCAAGCGTTATGATGAAAAAGGACGCAGAGCCACAATGAACTTTTTACTTAAATTAATAGGTGGTATCGGTGGACAAACTTATATTTATATTGCTCTTGTACTTGGCGGGTTTGGTGCTGGCTTTTATGTGGAGCATCTACGTTTTGTGGAGTTCAGACAGGAAGTCCAAATTGCAGGAGAAAAGCAACAGGCAGAGACCCAAGCCAAAATCAAAGAACAGGAATTAATCAATGAAAACATTAAACAAACTTATGAAGCTCGTCTTACTAGCATCCATACTTTCTATACTGGGATGCTCGACTCCCGTAGCGGTGCAGTGTCCAGCGTTCCCAACGCCACCATCACA